GATGTCGTAATCTGTTGCGCCAGTTTTCCGTAGAGTGCGATGGAAGCTGCACTGGTAGCCGTCTGCGTTCCAGACTTCCAAACGATAGAGACATCGTTGCGAATATCTCCGGCCTTAGTCTGAATCTTAATTCCACGACCTAGAGCTTGATTAGCATCGAGTTCGGTGTAGCCATTAGTGGCTAAGTAGGTTGAACGATGCGTCGAATCCGCATAGGAGATAAGTCCAGAAGCGTCCTCGTATAAATAACCAAGTCCGGAAGTCGCAAGGTCGGCCACCAGATTCCAGGTGATTGTCTGACTAGATCCGCGATGGGCCAGCTCATAATTGCCTGGACGATCTATCTCTCCTAAGCCTGTATTTTCAGCAGTAGCCCATGTTGTAGTTGCTGGAGTGTAATTTGCCCACGTAAGAGCTGCTGGAACCTCTGACCAGTTATTGACTAATAAATCTTCAAGGATTGTGTAAATCTGGTCGCCATCATAATCCTTAGTTAAGACGCCATTAGTTAAGGCCTTCTGGAGCCTTGCAAGGGCTCCTAGAGCCGTGATGGTGACTTCCTGAGTAATTGCTACTGAGCCAGTTTGTGAAACTGTTACGGCGACGTCCACGATAGATCCGCCAAAGATTGGCACGTAAGCTCCGGCCGTGTCTTTGACCTGAATCGAGACTGCGTCATTGATTTCGGCAGTAATAGCACCAAGATTGAGATTGATGAGATTAATTGTGCAATAGCCGGCTTGAGCCTGTGTGTAGATATTTGTGCGCCCTGATGAGATTGAAAGATTAGCTAGAACGACGTCAGTGTATTCAACGCCTGCGATTAAGACTTTCCAGACTGGAGCCCACTGAGTCATCAGATTGCCTGAAGTGCGCCGGCTCCGCCAGTGCCACGATAGAACGAATCATTGAGGACGTTCACGATTGTGCGGGCAGTACCTTCGGCATCTATTGCGCCATTGACTGTGACATTGATTCGAGCAGCGTTCTGAGAATCTGTGAAACCGCCGCCGCCTTGAGCAGCTAAACGCGCCGCATTCTGTGAATCGGTAAATCCTCCGCCCACGCGAACTGCTCCTGAAACGGCTGAAGTGACGCCAGCCGATGATGTTGTTGTAGATCCTGTTCCTGTTGAACCTAGAACACTAGGAACCGAGATTGTAGGAATGCTAGGTGTTGAAGTCGTTGTTTTTGGAATTGTGACATTCGGAACGCTAATTGATGGAGCTGAAATCTGTGAGACGTTAGGCAAGAATGGAATTGAGTTGTAAACACGAATGAGAGCGTTGATTCCAGCCACGGCTCCAGAGATCAATGCGTTTAGGCCAGAGATGACCGCCCCGATGACGTTGATAATTCCGCCAGCAATTTCTCCGACAACCTTGAAGGCTCCGCCTAAGACTGTGACAAGAACTGGCACGACGTACTTTTGAATAAATCCGATGAACTCTGTAAATGTTTCTTTGTTTTTGTCAATGGCGTCAGTAATTGGCTTAAAGAAATCAGCAAACTTTCCAAGTGCCGGTACGACTTGATTGACCACAAACTCAACAAGCTTCTGAATAATTGGCAGAAGTTTTGCACCGACTGATTCTTTGGCTTCATCAAAGGTCACTTTAAGAATCTGCAAGCGTCCGGCGAATGTCTCTGCGTTAGCTGCTGCTGCGCCACCGAATAGATCTGAAAGCCTGGTCTGCGTCTCTTCGAATGTCATGGCTTTGAGCTCTGCCGTAGACAATCCGATGCCTAGCTTGCCTAGAGCTGCCGTGTTGCCGTCGTAGGCTTTACCAAGTGCATTAGCTACTGAATCCAAGCCCTTGCCAGTAGCTTGCGAGATGTCGAGTGCAAGATTGAGAAGATCCTGAGCTTTTGTGACGTCGTTAGTCGAGAGCGATAATCTCTGCAAAGCTGGACGCAATTTATCGTCTGCGACGCCGGTGGCTAGAGATGTCTTGAGTATCTGCTTTTCGACTGATGCAATCATGTCATCGGTTGCACCAGTGGCATTCTTTAGCGCAGTGGCAAGTCGGATTTGTGCAGCTTCATCTTCAATCGCAGCTTTAACTCCATCGACTGCAAGCTTGACGGCATAGGCTCCAGCAGCAGCTCCGGCGGCTGCGAATGCCAGCCCTGCCTTCTTACTAAACTCTCCCATTTTTGATGAAGAATCATCAACATCTCCATTGGCTTGCGCCAGTGATTTTTTGAGTTGATCTACATCAGCAAGAATCGAGAGCTTGAGTGTGCGCGATTGTCCGGCCATTTACCACTCCTTCAAGATTCGGTCGAAAGCATTTTCCCACTTGTCAATGATGTCTGGCTGGATTTCGCGTAGTGTCGGATAAATAAACCAACCTTTGGAACCAGCGCCTTTTGTAGATTGGCCTGACCAGACTGGGAATTGCTTAAACTTGTTAGATCCGAACTCTGTACCGCCCCAGAGATCCTTTGTTGTGCCACCGCCGGAGAACTTTTGACTTACAAAGCCAAAAGAGAGCTCGCCAATCTTGGAAGATTTCGAGACACGGGAGCCACTGGCAATTCGGTCGGCGGCCTTGCCTCTGGTGACGGCCTTCTGCTGGATCTTGCCCTGAGCGAACTCTGCAAGAGCTGACGATTCTCTTTTAGCTGCATCGGTAGCTTCTGTATCCATTGCCTTAAATGCGGCAGTGATGCGACGAAGATCTGCCTTATCGTAGGCAATCTCAACGTTGTCGCTCACTTTGTTTCTCCAGTATCTCGAAAGCCGTATAGATCTGTTCCGCCGTCGTCCATTCGCTCATCGGTATTCCTGTGGCTATGGCTAACTCCACCAGGATTCGATTTACGCTTCCGGCGGCGTAACTTTTGGGAGAACGTCACCGACTGTCACGTCGGCCACTGTTTCACACCAGACTTCATAGCCTTTGATTGGCTTGCCACCGGCTTCACGCTTCATGGCATTCCACGCAAGGAAGAGAAGATCAGAGATTCCAATCTTCTCTTGCGCTTGAGAGATTGTGCTGCCTGTCTTTTGTTCCCATTTAGCCCACTCTGGCGGTTGAGCCGTGTAAGTGCCGAACTCGCCGTTTGTGTATTCGATGGTGATTGGTAGTCTCATTTTTTGCTCCCGTTTCTAATTGGATCAGCTAATTGTTAAGACTGGTGTTGTAGAGCAAAGCATCGCCCAAGAATCTGTCTGTGCATCTGGAGCCGCGCCGCCAGCAGTTGGAGCCACTGGAAAGACGTTGCCAGCGAATGATGCGCCGGTTGCAGTAACGAGAACGAATGCAAGTGCAGTGTTTGGAGCAGAAGTGAACGCAGTCCACATCGCTTCTGATAAAGATGAACTTGCGCCCCAGTCGTTCAATAACTCAACGTTGAGAGTCCATTGATCATCGATGTGCTTATAAGCCTTGCCATCGAGTGTCTGATAAGTCGTAATCACTGGCGCATTGACCAGTGTGACGGCAGTTGTCTGCGCGTCGTAGTTCACTGTCGCAAGCGTAAACGTTATGTCGCGACCGGTGACGATAGTTGTTGGCATTTGTCTATCTCCTTAGATTGTCTGTTGTGTGTAGTAAGTGCTGACCGCGAGATCCGCCACTAGTAGGTTGGTCGCGCCGACCTGTTGAATTGTCGGACGTTGAACGTCTCCGACTTCATATCCGCCTGGCATCGCTGCGATGATGCTGATAATAAGCTGCTCAAGATTGTCCAATGCTCCGGCCGTGTTGTTATAGGCAACGGCCGCAGTAACCACAAAATTGATTTTCACGCGTACCTGCGATTTGCCGATTGTCGTCGTTTCTAAATAAGGCGAATCTGGAACGATTACGCAAGCCGGCGGAATGACTGCTTCTGGTGGAGAGCTATACACAGAAGCCACGACGCCAGCTAGAGCAGTTGCAAGAGTGCCTCTGACGTTAGTTGCAATAGTTGTCGGTGTAGGCATCACATGGCCATTGTTGAGACGTCGATGTAATTACCTAGTAAACCTATGACGCGATTTTGCAGTGATCGACCCATTCGATATGGCGACGGCGTAAAATCCACGCCTTCAATCTGACCACCTGGAGCGACCACGCTTTGGAATATCTCAACGCTGACGATGGTGACCGCCTGTTCGACTGCGTCGGTATTTGCGTAAAGCGTGGCCGCGTCTGCCCCAGATAGGTAAGCAACTCCGCCAGGAATTACTGGACGGAAATCAATGTCTGCATTAGTAAGCGCGCAAGTAAAGTAGAAATATGGAGCCGGATATGCGAAAGGTAAATATGGGAATGGATCATAATAATTTGATGTGACTGTCTTTGTTCCGTTAAATGTTGATGGAACGCAACCTGTAATCACGACACTTTGACCGGCGACGAATGTGTTTGGCTTCTGAGTAATGTAATAGGCGACATTGTTTTGAAGATATACGGCGGCGACTGCATTTTGATTTGCAGTCAATAGCGGCAGAATTACCTGCTCGGCTGAATCGATAATTCCTTCAAGATAAGCATCAGAATAAAGAGAAACAGAGACGCCGAGCACTGTCCTAAGACTGGCGACTGTAATAATTGCTGGCATCTCTGTTCCCTTTCGTGAACTGCTGGGCTAGATACGGGAGCGCACCTAGCCCATGATTAGTTTGCTTAGGTTAGGTTGAAACGACGTAGGCCACCTGCAAAGACGGCTTGCGCTGCGATGTATCCGTAAAGCATGATCTCAATCTCGCCTGTTGTTGGCACATTAGTGGCCAGCGTTAGAGCAGGAGATTCGAAGATTTCGATTGAACGTGGCTCAATGATGAAAGCTGATTCATCAATTGATGTTGAAACCATATTTGGATCAACATAATACTGAAGCCCTAGTACGTTGCCCTGAATCGCGGTTGGATTTACTGTGCCGCCAGCATTCATTGTGGTTGGCTGAGCATTGTAAATTGGACGTCCTGTTGTGTCTGTTGCACCAAGTAGTAGCCCGTAGATTGATGTACCAGAGACAAATGACTTTGCAGTGCGCTTTGTTGCACTGTAAACGGCTGGTGATTCTGTTGATACGAATGAAATGATACCGGCTGAATCAGCCGCAGTTGCAGTTGCTTGAGTTCCGCCAGCAGTAATTTGAGCCACTACATAGGAATCTGTCGCCTGTGCGTAGGCATCGCGAAGATTTTGAAGCATAATTTCATAGAATGATGGATCTGAACGATCTAGCAATTCTACTGAGTAACGCTGAAATCCAGCCTTTTTGATTACTGTCGCATTGACGTAGGCTGAAGTGATTGCAGTTGTTCCTGTTGGATCTCCGCCTTCTGCCACTGTTGCAGCAGTTGAGTTTGCAGTGATTTTAGGAATTGAAACTGTCATTCCGTATGTGCTCAATGGACGTGTTCCACCGCAAGCCTCGATGACTGGACGATCTGCGTTTGTGTTCTGTGCAACGTCGCGAACATATGACACTGGTGAGAACGCTGGATTTGTTGAGAATGAATCGTCAGCAGCTTTTACATATTGACGAGAATCTTCGTTGCCAAGCGTTGCCTTGATTGAGTGTTCTAAATATGATCCACCAGAAATAATTGGTGAACGTGGTGATGTGAAATAGAGCGGACGAGATGCCTCGGCCTGTACGATTTTGGAAGCCTCAACCGTTTCGGCTGGTGCTTCTGTGACGGTTGGAGTTGTTTCCACTTCGTTTTCTCCTTCGGTAGTTTGTTCTTCTGTTTCCACGACGGATTCAGAATCTTCTTGCTCACTAGCTGCGACTGCGACCTTCGCTGATGCTATGGCCGGATCTGTGACCAGTGAGACTTCTTTGAGCGCGCTTGCGCTAATAACTAAGACGCCATCGACGTTTTTATACTTTTCAGCTAGTACGCCGACACTAAATCCATCGCGCAATCCAGACGATGCCTCGACCAGAGAATCGTTGCCGGCAGTTGTGTTACCGATAGCGAACGTCGCATCGATACCGTCATCGGTGACTTTGTAGCTCTTAAGAAATCCGATTGGAGATTCACGTCGATGTTCAAGTAGCAATTTAGTTGTATCACTAAAAGTTATAGAGCCAGGCTTGAACATAGTTGAGCCGGCTGATGTAGAGCCCTCTTCGTTCCAGGTAACGATGCGTCCAGAGATTTCGCGCTTAGGAAAGTCTGTTGCCGTAACTTTGATTGAGAAATCTAGATTCATCGGAGTTGGCTTTGTTTCTTTCATCGGATCATTTCCTCTTCTAGTCGGATTTCATCGGAAGTAAGAGCTCCGATGTCATAGAGAATCTTGTAGACGTCTGCGCGCTCTTTTGCTGATCCGCGCAAGTAATCATCTAAATCGAACTTAACTTCTTGCGATGCTGGCACGAAATCATTAGCCAAGCCAGTCATTGAAAGACGCTCTTCAATGGCAGTCATAATCGGACGCAAAGAGAAGTCCAGCAAAGATTGACGCGCCAAAGTTGCGTTCGTGTAAGTCATACTAGATCCTGATTCAGCATCGACGTAGTAAGCCGGAATGCCCGTAACTCTGGCTAATTCTGTCGCAACGTAAGATCTAGCTTGATTGAGTTGAAGCTTCTCTGGGTCAAATCCTAAAGTTTGTAATTCAACATCAGCGTTCAAGAATGCAGTTGAACGATTGCGACGTGATTGCCCCCAAGATTCCAGAAGCTTTGCGATGCGATCTGCTGGAAGTGCAGTGCCGTTAGATTTTAAGACCATCGTTGGCACTGGCTCGCGTGCGTACATAGTTGCAGCGCGTTCTAATTCTGCACCAGCTTTAATTGTGCGACCTGCGCGATTGAGAATGCCCTCATCGACGCCGTAAAAGACTGCAAGACTTCCAACGCCTTCGTATGGCACTGGAATTGAATCTACGCAGTAATACTCAATCTCTGTTCCCTTGTCATTAGTTTTAATTGTGACACGAGTAGGATCGATGCGTTCTGCGCTTCTGATGCGATATGTGTCTGCATAAATCTCAAGAATGCGCATGTAGCCGTATCCGTATAGCAATAAATCTTCTGCAAGCCAGGCATACGTCGCGAATCCTGGAACGCGTGGATCTGGTTGATTAATTACCTTTGGAGGAGATTCAACACGAGCACCATCAGCGCGAGTGCGAACCTTGAGCGGAATCGATGCAACGCTTGACGAAATAATGTTTCGGGCGCGAGCGCACGTTGGCACAGACATAAACTCCACGCGAGATGCAGTGATTCCGGCGACGCCGTAGATATTATAAAGAGAGCTAGTGACATTTACTGGAGCCAGCGAAGCTTCGATGTCAGAAGTTGCAGCCGGAGCCGCCGTCGTTACTGTGCGAGAGAATAGACCCATGTGGATAAGTCTAAGGCTCTCCTTTACATCTAGCCGACCAGAATGTCTATCTCCATTTCTGGGCGTGTCGCAAAGTGTGTGGCAAGTGCCGAAGCAACGGCCGCGCACACTGCAACGCTAGAGGCGCGCCGTCCGATGATCCAGCCGCCATCTCCCATTGGCAATCTGACTGCCGATAATATCTGCTTGGATAATTCTGCCTGTTTCCCGTGGATCAATCTCTTTGAGGTAATTGCACCCAGCAATTCATCGCAGCTCTGGCCATAAAGTGCGCCATCAATGTCAATGACAGGAATGCCGGCTGGCATAAGTCGAGCAGCTACGGCAGAGCTTGTTCTCTTGCTAAAAGCCACATATTCAAGCGGATACTTGCGTGCATAGGGCGCGATGTCGTTTGCGATAGCTTTATCGTCTAACGAGATTGGATTGTGCCAGGTATGTAGAAGCTTGAGGTTGAAAGTGTCGTCTGGATTCTTTTGAGCAGCTACTAGCGCCCCGTCTCTACGATCCGGACTTAAATCAAGGCCGAACCAAGTCATCTTCTCAACGTCAAGCTCAATCTCATCAGATCCACACTCTTCCCATTCCTTCACAGGAATTGCGCCGGAGATTGTATTGACCCACCGGCACAATACCTCAGTCTGGACGACATCTGGCGGATCATTGAGAACGGCGCGGATATTATCTTCGTGGATTGTGTGACCAAGCGCCGGATTGCTTGCGACCCAATTCTTCTCATCTTCAATCTTGTCCGAGAATGCCGACCATTCGAAATAGGCGATGTCATCGTTGCCGCCAGCAGCCGAAGCCATACCGCGCTCGCGTAACTGATTCAGAATTAGCGAGTGTTGATCTCCGGCATTCGAGAACGTCCAAAGCTGCGGATTTTTAGCGGCCATCATCGTATATCTCATAGCTGACCAGGCTTCGGTGTCTTTAAGCTGCCGCGTTTCGTCCATATAGACCGTCTCCGGTTTAGCGAATCCACGAGCTGCGGCATTAGCTGCTTTGACCACATAGCGAGCGCCGGACATCAGCTCAATCTCTTCGGATCCATGAGCCCATCGAATCTTCTTGACTTGCTTTGCCAGAGATTCGTTGCTTTCAATAATGCTGACCACGTGCCGAAAAGTCTCTAGCGATGTAGTCAGAACGTGAGCCGAACCAAGCTGGAGCGATTCTTGCCACAGGAAAAGGCGAGCCAGAATCGACATCTCCATAATCGTAGATTTTCCATTCTGCCTAGCTGCAACGACCACGACCAAAGGCGCGTGCCAGCGCCCGTCAGCTTTGATTTTTAAGGCGTGCTCAAACACAAACTTCTGCCAGGGCATTAGATCCACGCCTATCTGAGAAGCAAAGTCAATGATTTCCAAGCCCTTAGACGGTAAATCGTTTAAGCGTGAGGAGATTCTAGGCGTTCCTGAGCCAATTAGACGCTTAGGTTCGGCACTGATTCCCTGTTGCGACCTGTTCGAGTCTGTAACGACCTGCAACGCCCGATTCTGCCCTGTTGTGGCTTTAGTCATGGCTTGTGCTCTCTTGTGTCGGTGAAAACGGAAAAG